AGTACGTTAGCTTTCCAGGATGGTATCGGATTTACTGACGGTACTACCCGTTTACACTTTAACGAATTTCTCTTCTTTGACGATACTCTTAACCCTACCAACCCCACTCCTGTTAATTTAGTACTCACTGATCGTATTTTATTCACTGATCTTATTACTATGCTACAACCGTTAAGTGGATTTGTATTCGCAGATTCGCTTGCATTAACGGATACGTTGCGTGTAGTGAATAACATACAACTGTGAATCTCACCAAACAATCTTGGCCGCTCGGCTGGACTCCTAGTGCAGATGCCGTTAATGGCAGTCCTGATGGATTGCTGCGTATGGATAACTTGCAACAGGAGGAGACAGGTGCACTCACCCTTGTCAGGGGGATTAAGAAGTTAAATGCAACCCCTTTCTCAGATTATGTATATCGTATATTTTCAAAAACAATTAATGGTCAAGAAACTATTTGGGCCGCTTTATCTATTACTGGACGCCAAATTATACGTACAAATAACGACTTTTCTTCACAGGTTACTGTACTGGACAATGGTGGCGATGTTCCTTGCTTTGGCGATTGTCTTGGTGAAGTGCTTTGTATTAGTGGTGATCAAAAGAAAAAGGACAATGGATCTTTAATTAAGAACTTAGGTATTGCAACACCTGACAAGGCGTTAGAGGTTGCCTCTGTTAATCAGGACATGCTGACAATACCGTCTGGCGGAGCGTTCCAACCTATCGAGGGGCACGATTTCGCCGGTAATCTTATATTCGTAGATTCCCAGACACTGCGTGGGGTGATGGAAGCCGACTTGACGGGGGGTGATCCTAATGGTGGCCTAGATACTGTAAACTTTGGTGGACAGGATTCTAAGAACCAGGCTCAAGATACATTCACTCTAGTATTCCAAACGCACGATACAAATAATGTATTGAAATTCCGTGTGGAGTTCTTTATGGACGACACGGATAACTATTATTTTAAAGAATGGCCGATGAATGGGGGTGACTTCAACCTCGGCCCGTCGGCTCAGACTAAACTTACCCTTCAAAGAAGCGAGTTCACAAGAGCAGGAGCAGATACAACATTAGATTGGACAAAGATTAAGAAGCTCCGCGTATCCTGTACCTGCACGGCCGATCAGTACTTCCTAGTAGACGAAGTTTCTGTATGGGGTGGTGCAAAGGGATCGTTGAATTCCACCTATGAATACTTGGCTATAAATGTAGACGATAATGGAATTTACCAAGCAAAGTCCGGCCCCTCGCCACTCTCGAAAGCGGTCAATGTATTAAACGGATATGTCACACTTACCCCTCCGTCCAATCCTGATGGCAACGATACTTGGTATTTTCGCAGGAGTGTGCCTGACCCCACTTCTACTGATATTCCTAAATTGGATGACTTCTATTACGTTTGCAATCAGAAAGATGATGGGGGTGTAGATAAAACTTCTGACGATGATGCGTTAAGAATTAATAGAAAAGCCAATCGGTTCCTGAAGTCGCTTGCGGATACCGATTTTGGCTATCATATCATATCAATGGATGGTCTGTATCATGAGCGCATGCTGTACCTCACTGCCGGAGGGATATTACTTTCCGACCGCCTCAACCCCGATGCAATTGATATTCGTTTCATACTTAAGGCTAGTGGAGATCAAACCGAGAAGAATCTTTTCATACGACGGCTAACTAATAATTCGATTCTTCTCGGTACGACTAAGGACCTATATCTAATAACAGGCACTCTTCTGGATCAACCTGATGGGACACTTGACGCGACTATTGCACCTATTGGAGAGGCTTACCCGCCGTTATCCGCTGATTTTGGTTTTGTTGATGGTAATTTGTTTTATGTTGGGGCAGATGGGGTTAGAAGCACCAGCGGTTCTAATTCTATACATATTAGTGCTCAGCTTAATCTTTTATTCCAGGGATTGAATCGCCACGGAGTTCCCCCTGTTGCTATTACTACCGACGATAATGCGATTTACTCTATTGCTGTGGGGCATACACGCCTCTATACGGCCCTCCCGATGCAGGATGGAACTAGACGCCTATTCGTATACGATCTAGCTAAACAAACGTGGAGAATGCAGTTCACTGATCCCCTCTGTGTATACGTTACTCAAACTGATCGAGTCCTATTAGGGTACAGCGGCGGGGACGGGAACTACGTACGGCAGCTCGACATTGGTAATGATATTGACGGTACGTGCCAGGGTTTACCATTCACATTTCAGACTGTATACGATTGCAATGGACAGCCACGTAATAGGAAAGACACGTTTACGCTGAAGTGGATTGGGGATACAGGTGGTAAAACGGCTACTATCTCGATTGCTAAAGACGGTCACCCATTTCAAGTCCTTGGTACACTTAATACGAATGGGCTATCTACTATCTACTTCCGGCTCGATTCCTTCACGCTCGGATTCCGATACGCAATTAAAATAGAGTCTACGGACGTCAATACTTACAAACAGTATGAACTCACTATTGAGTACGACGCCCGCCCTGAGCAACTTAATTATTTGCGTATTCCTTCTACGAATCTCAATACCGTATCTCGCAAACGATTTATCTCTTATGCTTTCGTTATTGATACGCTTGGAAACACTGTTAATTTCACTCCTTATGTTGATGGTGCTGCGATTTCAACTGGCACTCCTAATACTATTACTCTCAACGGTAAACTAACATATATACATTTCTTCAACTCGAACGTAGAGGGTGTAGACATTAGTGGCATCCTTCAATCTCAAGATGAGGAAGCCCCTTTCGAGTTTTATCAAATAAATCTGGAGGAGTCCGTAAGTGAGAAGCTGCCGGCCGCCGCGAAGTATCTCGTCATTCCAGCCAATAACTACGGAAGTCCCAATAGAAAGCGACATACATCCTATAAGTTTCAAGCCCATACTCGAAGTAAGAGTGTGCGGTTTACACCAAGAGTTGACGGGGTTAATTACGCTCCTCTCGATTTCTCTACAAGCGAGAAACGAATCGTGGAGTACTTTTTTGATACTTCGATTGATGTTAAAGGTATCGACATTGGAGGCGTTCTTCAAACTCTCGAAGACACTGCTTTTGAATTCTATGGAGTAATCACCCCTCAACACATTGAAATGCTCCCGGATCGCCTTGAATCCTACTATATCCCTTTCGATAACCTTGGTACTGCTAGTCGTAAAAGAGTACGTACTTTACCGATTGTTATCGACACATACGGATCTGACGTGGTATTTACTCCTATTGTCGATGGTGTTGAGGTTGGCCCGCCCACGACTCTTAATAGTTCTCGGAAACAGACTCTTTACCATTATTTCATCACAGATGTATTTGGTATTGATTTTGGTGGGAAGCTTATTGGTACTACTCCTTTCGAGTTCTATTCATTTGGTAATCCGGAAGAGGTAGAAGTACTGCCGGTCCCGAAGAAATTTGATCAGTTGCAGCCGATGCGATGGGATAAGATTGGAAAACTATTTGCATTTCGTACACGGTTGATTATGGCCGGTGCGACGACGAAAATGCCTTTCACTATATACGGCGATGACAGTCCTACCGTCCCTGTAAATAGTAATGTTCTATATAGCGGGGAGTTCGACGTAATACCGAATACAGATAATGTATATCATATTAATATGCCTAAGAACGTTAACAGCACCATTATGCGAATTGTTCTCGGCCCGACCGCCGATCCTTTCCATCGCTACGATCTAATAGCGAAGGTGGCTCAGAGTGGCATGGAGTCGGATTCGAAGTGGGTTACAGTGAGGTAGAAAATGCCAATATTAGGAAATGTACACGAAGAAGAAAATAGAACTTATACGCCCTTGGAGAAAAGGCGCAGAGAGGAAATGCGGTTGAAGCCGGTGCGTTACGGATTCTTTCGCGTCGTCAAGGATGAGGTTAAATTTCCCGTATGCGCTAACTGTGGAAAGGAAATATACGGTCAAAGTAACGTCGTGGATGGCCGGGTTACTCATTATTATCCGTGCGTATAGTTAAAAACATCCCCGACGTTCAACGTGCAATTACTGATCTCTATACGCATATTGATCGGTTGAATAGTAAGAATCTCAACCTCAATGGGCGTAAAGTTCAGAACGCTTCCCCTGCGACTCGTAAAGGGGAATACGTTACGCTGGAGCAGTTACCCTCTGTAGATGTTCCAAAAGTAATTCACCGTGACCAACACTTTACTATTGTATTTGATAAAGATGGAACGGTAAACGATGGGGACATTACGCCAGGTTATATCTTCGGTTTTGAGAGGATGGGCGTTCCTTATCAATTTTGGGTATCTTGTGAAGCGCCACCCACGTCCGATGATCTCACAGTTAATTGTAGATATACGATATATAATCCGAGCGACAATACACCGACCGAGAATAATCTTTTATCGGATGATTTGGTACTTACTAAAAACACGACTCTCCGAGTCTTTAGTTCCAAGTTCGCTAGTCCTATTCCTTTTCTTGGTTTTGGGTGCAAGGTTAATGGGTTGGTTGTGAAGGGCGGCGGGGCCGCTGTCGTAACGATGGGGTTGGTTATTAAGCGAGGGACGAAGGATAATTAATGGGATTAGAGTTCATGGAATCGGCGACTCCCTATCTAACCTCGGATGGGACGGACGCAACACAGAATGCGCTATCTCTTGCTTCGTTACTAAGACGGTGGACAGGAGCAATTCAATCATCTTATGTTACGGTTGTATCGGGCACTAACAGGGACGGCCGGGCTATCGCAATCGGGCCTGGTGCCACTATTTCGAAAACACTAACACAACAAAATGCTTGGGTCATTGGTTACGCTGTATATATGCAGAATCGTGATATGGGTTCTGTGGTTGCTTATGAGGGGCGCAACAATGGCACTCGAATCATTGAGCTTAATCTTAATTTCGATAGCACGCTCTCATTGTACGCAGGGACAAACTTCAGTCAGATTATCGGCACGTCAGGTATTAAATTACAAGTTAATACTTGGTATTATATTGAAATTAAATATACACTCACCACTAATGGTGCGAACAAGGTTGTGGTTACTGCGAGTCTTACGGTTAATGGAAACCAAGAGATCAGCGGAACCACCGTCAGTGATGTAACGTATACAGATCTAATCAACCAACAGGCAACGGTTAACCGTCATGAATTCTCTTACGGCCCTTTCTTTAAGGATCTCTATATTCTTAGCGGTGATGTTCCATTGTGGGGTGACGTACATCTTGGAAAAATTATGCCTAATGGAGACGTCGTCACTAACTGGTCGTCCACTGGATCTCCTCATTATGCGCAAGTTAACGAAATCCCACCAGATGATGACACGACTTACATATCATCTAATACGTCTGGACAACTTGAGAACTTCGATTGGGAAGATATCAGTCCGTTTTCCGGTACGATAAAGGGTATTCAGTACTCGATTTTGGCGAGGAAGGATGGTGAGGGTAGTCGCTCAATAAAACACACAGTTGGCGCGGCACAGATTACACCCTTCGATGCCGTATTCGTTAGTGATGATTATGTATGGTTCCACGTTCCTATGGAAACCGATCCTACGGACGGTGCGTGGACAGTTGCTTCTCTTAATGCGCAAAAATTCGGTGTCAAGTTGAATAGTTAATGCCGACTACAATAATCAATGAGAACTTCAGTGGATACAGCCCCGGTGACGCACTTCACGACCCTCCGTGGAAATCACTTAATTTTACTCCTAGAGTTACCAGCAGCGGTTTTAGGGGCAATGGTCTGGTTCTTAACGGAGGTATTGCAGTTCATATTGATAAAGCTAACGACTATAATGATTTCACTTTTTATTACTATTTCAAGTTTCCTAATCAGGGTTTTTATTCGGCTGATTTTTTTGAGTGTTTTAATTCTGATCCCACTGTTGATATTGACCCTCACCCTGTCCCACTTCTTAAACTGGGCTTTGAGCCAGACGGGTCTATTTCAGCTTTTACTGCGTTGGGTAAATTCTTAGGTAATAGTAACGTCAATGCAGGTGTGTCTGTTTATTCAGGTAAATGGTATTTTATTCAAATAAATGTTGGTTTGGCGTCCTTAATGGATGGAACCTTTACAATTGATCTTGCCGTTGCATTAGACGGTGTAGATATTATAAATACTGGCGGGCCGGTCCCTACTCTCTTCAACGTCACTAATACATTCAACGGAGCGGCAACAGTCAATCGCTTTCAATTTAGCGACATGACAACGTTTTCTTTATTAGATGAGATTGTTTCTTTCTTCCCTCGTGATACTTACCCTAACTATCCCGCTCTCGATGCTAATAGACACGGGCGAATTACTCAGGGCATCGTAGAGCACGCCGTACTACCGGATGACGCACGAGTCCGAATGACGCAGGGTGTAATTGACTACGCGATTCTGCCGGACGATAAAAAGGTTCGAATTACGCAGATGATTATTGAAATCGCTGCAAACAACATCATTAACCCAACTAACGGTTGGCGTGTTAAGGAGGCTTAGCTAATGGCAGCCACTGCAATTCCCCTCATATTAAGTGGTATTTCCGGACTAGCCGGTCTTTTTGGGGGAAAACCGAAACAACAACAGCAAAATAATACTTCTAATACAGACGCTACTCAAACTTCGTCTGGTTTTAGTAGTACGACACCGGAACTTAGCGGATTACAGCAACTACTCTCCAATATGGCAGGGTATGGTGCTGTTAATATGCTGCAACACGGTCCGGCCGACCTGGAGGGGTATAAGGCTAGTGGATTACAGGCGATCAATCAAGGCGCGGATATACAGAATAAATTATCGAAAAACATATTGGCGTCTCGTGGTTTATCTGCTTCTCCTTATGCCGGTTATGCGGATATTTTAAGCGACGCGCCGAGGGTATCGCAACAGGATCAACTATTAGGCTCCTTACCTTTACTTGCACGGCAATTCCAATCTGAAGACCTTAATCGTGTAATGCAGGCTTTTGGAGTAACCGGGCCGGTTGGTTCGACTTCAACAACTAATGGAACGCAACATACGGTAGGAACTACGCAACAAAGTGGTACAGAAATTCAAAACGGTAATCCTCTTGCTGGCTTATTCGGCGGTGCTGGTGCTGGCTTGGCGGCTTCTATGCCGTATTTAATGAATTCATTTGGGCAGGGTGGGAATAATAACGGGTCTAGCACGCAACCGTTCTGGCAGACATTTGGATTTCGACCGTCCGGAGGGGGTAACTAATGGCAGGTGAAGAGCAATACTATTCCCCTATAATCCAGGCGATGATTGCGTCCCAACGGACGATGCAGGATAAGGCTAATCTTGCTGAACGTGTCCGTTCTAATAAGGTGGACGAATCACATAGGCAGCAGCAGTTAGACCAGCTTACAAATTATCAGAATAAACAACTGGAAATTGAAAAAGAAGCACACGACGCCGAAGCTGAATGGCGCAAGGCTCAGGCGGCTCGTCAATTGGCTCAGGATAAGATTCAATCACTGGAACTTATTCATAAGGGGTTCCCCGCTCAGGTTATTCCCGCTATTCTTTCGGGGGCTAAATACAATCCAGGGCAGCAAGGTACTGGCGGGCCGGGAGTAATGGGGCAGTCGGTTGCGCCGAGTTTAACTATTGGCGGACAGGAAATTCCTACTGATCTGTTACCTACTCCACAGAAGGAAGCTGCTCTTAAGTTGAAAGAAGCTGAAGATGCGCTTCGTTCCAAACTTGCTATTGAAGAGCCGTTTAATGTAGGAAAGTTCAATCGGGAGCAGGGGGGTCGTGAACGTATTGCGCAAATGACCACGGACAGAACAGCCGATGTTGCGGGTATTAGGGCAGACGCGCAACGTGAAATAGCTGGTGAACGTAATGCATCGGCGGAGAAATTAGCCGAACTACGCGCGCAGAACGCCAAAGATATTGCAATGATCCGCCTAATGTCGCAGGGCGGTGGACTTGGTACAAGCGATGAGGTTATCGGTTCTTATCTCAACGGACTATTCGGTACAGGAGATACGAAGGAATCTGCTATTGGAGAGAAGCTACGTCCAGGAGTTCGGGCGGCTGGTGCTCAGCGAGGCTTTACTAAAACAATTGATAAAAAAGATATTGAGGGGCTTAAGAATGTGGATAAGCTTGAACCGATCTTTCAACGTTATGAGCAGTTCGCCAATATGTTACCAAGTGGGAATGGATTATTGGGTAAAGCTAAGGCACTCGGTACGGGAATCCTATCTGATACAAAGCTATCCACTCAATTAAAGACTAAGCAACAAGAAATTATGTCCGATCTTCAGAACGTTGCTAAGCAATTGGAGGGCTTTTCCGGTGCTCGTCCCCTATTAGGGTTATTCGAGGCTGAGAAGGGCGCGGCTCCCTCTGCTTACGATACGAAAGAGAACGCGTTAGATAAGATTAAGAACCTTCGAGATCGTGCGGAACAGGTTAAGAAGGAATGGTTTAAAGGCTTCTCTCCTCAACAAGCTCAATTTATTTCTGATTTGAATGACATATCGTTACCCAAATCGGCCGCCAAGCGTAAGGTGTTTAATCCCCAGACAGGTGCATTTGAGGATAAATAATGCCGAATAAAGAGTACGAGGTTAACGGCACTGTATACGAATTCCCTGATAATTTTTCAGATGCACAGGTCCAGTCTCTCCTTACTGAACACGGAATTATTAAGGGAAAAGATAAACCTGCCATTCCCCCTGATGCCGGTATCCGTCCTCAAACTAATTCGGATATATTCAGGGAATCGGTCGGCCGGCCGTTAACTTCTGTTCTACCTGCACTTGGTTCGATACTGGGAGGAATGGTTCCCGGTGCTGAAGCTGTTAGTGCGCCATTAGGTACGTTAACTGGATCTGCTGCTGCTTATGGAATTCGTAAACAATTTCCTTCGCTTTTCGGTGCCCCTGAGCCTTCCCCATTCACAAATGAGCAACAATCGCCACAAGAGTATATGGCGAATGACCTTCTATTCCAAGAGGCTGTTCCGCAATTGGCAGGCAACATTGTATCACGTATGCCCACGTCGATGCCTTCCCTATTCGCTAAACTTAAATCTATTAGTCCGGCAGTCAAGGAGGTTCGGGAAGCGGATAGAGTTGCGACGAATGCAGCGGCGGTGAGGGAATTTCAGCAGAATCCGGAGTTAAATACGTTACCGGAGTCGAATTTAAATCCAAAAGCAGCAGATTTTACATTACGATATAACACACAGATTCGCAATCATCAAGCGGCAATGGACTCCCTTATTAATACAGGTTTTTCACCCACTACCGGTAGGGTTGATCCTGTTAAAATTCTTGATAATCTTGCCAAGAGTCCGGCCTATTACAGTGCTATCGAACCAATGGCTCGGGAAAACTTGAAAAAACTATTAACCGATATCAATAGCCAGGAATCCTTTGTGCCTAAAGAGAATGGTTCTCCGTTCTTCCGTTATATCAAACATCGTTTCGCATTCGATGCCGCTACAATGGGATTAGGAGAGATTGCTGGTGGACATGTTGGCGGTGTTGCTGCGTTGGGTACCGTTTATTTAGCCGATTCAGCAGTTCGTCAGGCACTTAAAAATCCTGAAACCGTTAAATTAATGCTCGAAGCTATTAAGACTCCGGCCGGTTCCCCTAAAGCTAAACTTCTCGGTCAAGCACTTCGCTATTCTTTGAAAGGCGCGGACGTGATTCTTCGTAAGCAGGGGGATCAGGACGTGTCTGGTCGGATTGATGATCAGGGGCGGATTGTTGAGGCGGCGAAATAAATTGTGATACTTCTTTTATAACGCATTTTTCAGAACAGAGGTCCCTTAAATTTTGATCTGTATGTATAGGTTTTTTATCATAAATATGCACACTTCCACTTTTTAGAAACGAAAAGAACCAGTGATTCGTCTCCCCTTTAATCGCACCACATTGGTCACACTTCGTAATAGTTAGTTGACTCACCTTTAAACCCCTTCCTTAATCAACCCTAAGATTCCTAAACCCTTCTTCGTTAACGCATACCACGCTTCCGTTCCCATTGGGACTACTTCGATAATACCGCCCTGTTCGAATGTGCTAACAATTTCGTCCAGCGTAGCCGCATCAAAAGCCGTCCAGTTATTCTGCAATATCACTTTTCTGCTAAGCCGATAACCCCCTGCCACTGCTAACTGTTGCAACACCGCCGTTCCCGCATCAGCTATTGTTGATTTTCCTGAAGCCATAACGAAAGTATTGTAATTCGGAATCAGCGACATACAATCCTCTATCGCTGTTTCGATATGTCTCCTTTCAATTTCCAGCTGGCAATCATTGACCGCCAATATAATAGCCAGCTTAAGAACAGAAGTGTGGATTCGACCTGCAACCCCCGACTTATCTCCTCTATTACGATAGCTTTCCCTAAAAGGTATGTACCAATTAGTGTAGGATTCTTTGGCATCTTGTGTCACCAGTACCGGCCCGGCCAGCTCCGTTATCTTCTTTAACTTTGTGAGTAGGTTCTTTCTGCTAACCTTATGCGCTTCCTCGTCAACATCATCCATTAAGGAATTAGCACGACGAAACTCGTTAGGAGTAACAATAAAAGTCCTGCCAAGCAGACCTCCAAATACGGCCGCGCTTGTGTAAACGTCTTTAAGGAGTGTCTCATTGGAAGCTGCGAGCATAGAGAAGACAATTCGCTCAATACGCATCCGGCCAGTAGACCGAAGATGATGTTTAAAGTCAGTTTTAAGATCATATATGTCCGTTAAGATTTTGATCGCTTGTGGATCTTCTACGAGTCCGGCCGATAACTCAGGAGCGACCATAATAGCTGATCCACCCTTCATTATCTTCCCAGTCGTTTTATCTGTTTCAGTGTGTCCAAGCTCGTCCAATATAGCTTGAATTGATGTACGGCCAGCGATTACCTTTGTAGCACTTATTTCTTTTAACATCCCCTCGACCATATTCACAGGGTTTCCCTTACGGTGAACAGCCGAACTAGCTACAAGTATCGTATATACATTGGGAAACAACAGCATATCTCGCTGTTTGAAATATACGTTATCGCGGACTGCCGCCGCTATTCCAGTATAGGCGGCCCATTTCCAGAATGTTGTCGGTGATTCATATGTTTGATAGTGGGTTAAGAAGTCGGCAACAAAGGACACTTTTCAACTTTCTGCACTTTGGTCGTCAAATTCTATTACATCCTACGGAATTGGCGACTTAAAATTTGGTTTTGGACGATGTTCTGAAAATCCCGAGCAGATGATAAAGATGCATATGTTACACACGAAACAGGTGCACAACTATAACTTGTATAATCCCCCATAACATCGTACATTGTACGCATTACACCGTTATCTAAGGGCGCTCCACAACCTTTACATTCCTCCTCCGTTCCACCCGTTGTTCGTCTACAATACTCGCATTGTCTCATCCGTTTAATATCTCCTCTCGATACGCAATCGCCTCTTCTAAATTATTTGCAACTCCAATATATTTCCAGGTCCCCTCAATTCTGATTTTAATTTGCCATTTACTATTGAATCGGCTGAAGGTGATACCGGGTACGCCTGAAACGGGCAATTTGCCTGGATTCTTAAATTTCCCCGACTCTGCTCGATGCTTACTACGGCATAATTCCGAACACCATCTGGAATCACTACGCGAAGGCCAGTATCTTCTATTACAATAGTCACAGGGTTGTTTCTCCTTTATTTTGGGCATCGTTTTTATACGGAGCTGTCTTTACAAAAGTAATTAATTTTTTGGCACAAGGATCACAGGAGTCCGCTTTAAATTCACTTATTAACACTTTTGTAGGTGCGACACCTTGAAGTAATCTTTTTCCACATAAATCGCATTGAATAATTGTCATTCCTTCGGCTCCTCACGCATCCGGTGCCACCTAACCGCCAATACATTCCACGCTACTTTACTAAGATGGTTCTCTGAGCGATCCCCATTCATATACTTGAATAGGTGATTAGATGCATGGTTGAGACAGTCACGTAGGAAATCCTCCCCACCTTTCTTCCAAGAATCTCCATAACCTTCAGGCATTCCGGGCCGGGGCCGCCGACCTTCCTCGAATATTGAAGCGATTTCGTCGAGGAATTCTAGCGGGATTAGGTCGTGGCGGGGGCGTTTTATATCCCTCTTTCCCTGCCCTTCGGGCATTTTGTTCCCGTGACATTTATGTGTTTTAAGTGCAGTCATGTCCGGTAGTACTTCTCCACAATCATTACATCGTAGTGTTATTCTATCCACGTTGCTCCTCCTTAATAGCTTTGAACCAATCAATTACTTTACTTGCTTCTGTTACGGTTAGTTCGTCGAGGAAACGCACTGTACGTTTTAACCGTGTACTAATAAAATCCTGACGATGAACACGTTGGCTGAATCCCGTATCGTTCGCTAATATTTCAATATATTTTATTTGTTCAGGAGTGGCGCTAGGTTCTCGAATTGTGCTGCCTACTTTAATATTAATCTTCATGTATTTTCTCCTTCTGGTTTGGTTGCCGCGAGAGCCGCCGGGAAGAGCGCCGCATCGATTACACGGAGGAACGCACAGTAAATGCAATCATCCCCGGAACATAGCCCGATATGCGTCTCGTTCTCTGGCGTCATCTCCTCCGCTTCCTGCGGATGATTGCACCGGAGGTCGGTTTCGACAATCCGCCGCACTCCCATCAAAGCGTCCTCTGCCTTCGTCTTCGCTAATAGGGCAGCGTCACGCTCAGCACCAAGTTCCACAATACGCTTACAAATTGGACACGTCTCATCCCCACGAACAACAGGGAAATAATGCCGCCCACAGTTGACATACGTTCCCGGCAGTTGGTCCACAAGCCGAACCAGAGTTTTTTCCGCCACCAAACTGCGAAATTTGGATTCGCCGATTTCTTTCGCCCATCCGCGGCGCACCAATTCGGTCCAAATATCTTCGCTGGCCTTCTCCAACTTCGCCACCCGCTTGCGCAGGGCTTCGTCGTGCACCTTTAAATCCCGCAGCATTCCAGGCGTGGCTACAAAACCATTCCCCGAAACGCTATCGATATTCTTCTGCCACTGCTCCCGCGTCAGTATCTCGCTCATTATCTTATCTCCGCTTCAAAAGATTTTATTCTGTCTCTATCAATTACATCCTGAACGCCTGCACCGCTAATGATTACGAAATTACCTGTTACACCTTCTGCAAAGGTTATGCGTACATTTGTAGACTTATATATTGATGAGAGTACTTGTTCTAAATCTTCTCCTGATTTGTCATTATAGTCAATCTTAATCCATGTATCAAAAATCACCGCACATCCTCCATATAATACCAATTATCCCCTATTGACGCTTCACTCGGTATCGTTAGCATAAAGTCCCGCTTCAACGAACCGTTCCGGAAATCAATAGGTGTTTCGACGTTTCTCTTATAACATGCGATGTAATCCATTTCACGTCCGTGTTTAACCTCCGCCAATGTTCCGTCGTGTGCCTCGTTAATGAGATGTGCAAACCCACCAACTTCATTAAAAGTCGCAACCAACGAAAACTTGACTTGATCACTAACAATACATTGTGGTAATTGAGATATTGCCTCATTGTCCCTCTGATATCCTGGTCTATCCATGAATATTCGCCGTCGGCCGTTCGGGGCCTCTAGCATTCCTGTAGCTTCCACAGCTTCCCTAACATCACGATGATATACGTCACGAATTTCTGGTTGGTTTTCGTGGAATACTTTTAGTACGCGTTTGGCTTCATTCAGACCGATAACGGATTGGGAGAGTAACACTAATCTCTCCGGTCCCATTGCTCGTTCCCCGGCGTGTCGAACCTGTTTACTTATAAGGTATTCTAATGTGTTCTTTTTAATAGTACTAGGGTCGCAATTATAAACCCAACTCCCAGTAAGTCTGTGAATACCGATAGGACCGTCGAATACCCTAAGTATCTCATAGTTCCCGGCCAATACAGCGTCCACTCTAGCTTCAGCCTGCGATAAATCCACTTCAACAAAAGAATAGCCAGGAGAGGGGACAAAAATAGATCTAATGTCCTTACCGTATTCTTCACCATGTATACGAAATCCATGTTTGCCGATATTCTGAAATGAATGACCAAGTGTTACAGTCTCAAATTTCAGTCCTTTCTTTTTTTGTTCTATTACGAGTAACTGCTCAGTCTCATTCCGGCCGCTCTTGGTGCGCCCTGTCTCCGTCCCGCCAAGATTATAGGTGCACCTTAATCTGCCATCAGGGTATACATCAATTTCCAGAATTTCTATACACTTATGTATTTTTCTACAAAGAATGATCTCGCGAAGGACCTGCGGGCCGGTTGCCGGTGATTTAGTCTCACCAAACACCATTAACCATTCAAGTGATTCTTCCCCTGTATCCGATGCGTACTTCGTTTTCTTATACCCAAGAGTCTCAAACACCAAACGATTCATTTGCTGCGAACTCATTGGGTTGATATACTGCTCGTTGACTAATTTACGAAGCATCAACGTGTGAATATCGTATAGGTTCCAGTATTTGGAGAGCAATATCCGCCTGCGCGTATCGTCGATCCGCAAACCCCTATCTTCCATCCTTTTATAAAGAGGAATAAGTTTGCAAAGAGAATCGTAAACGTATCTCTGGCCCGATTCGTCAATCTCATTTTGCTGCTCCTCATCAATTAACCAAGTAGCAAGAGAGTCTTTACAACAATAAAAATAGAACTGCTCTTTGCGATTCTTGCCCATCTTTGTAACATCATATTCTTTACCTTCATCCTTATGGTATGGCAGCTCTGTCCAGATAGACGTTAAGAATCCTAAATCTCTCGGCAGTTCAGGATATAGGACCGCCGCGCCGATTGCTGTGTCCCCTGCGATATTCTCAACCCAATAATGGAAACGATTGAGTATACGCGCATCATATGTTATGTTCTGATTCTTCTTGCGAATAGGCGATGCAAGTAACTTAGCCACCAAATGCATCATTAGCATACGCGTATCGAGATCTATTTCATCGTCGAGAAACGGTACACAACAGGATTCTTTTCCGTCGAAACATAGGGAAATGCAGGTAGGGATTCCGAGGTAAGTTTCAATATCGAATACGAGTTTGCCGTCAGGTTTATACGAACGCTCAAGAAAATTACGTAGCGCGGTAGGATTACGACAGATCCAGATGTTGAGTTTGGTGTCGGGAATAGCTTCATCATGTTTATAGCGGTTTATCTTATCAATATCGGCCCGCGCTACGAAGCGTTGCTGATACTCTTGTTGAAGGTAGGGTTGAGGGCCTAAGATTGGAAGAATTTTGATAGTTTTATTAGGATCGATGATATTGCTACCAAGGACACTACCACGATACTTCCTAATGTTACGAAGGCCAGTGAGGTAGCGAAAAGAAACTTCGCCCATTGGTATGATAATGTTAGGATTGATTTGACTGATTTCATATTTAAGTAGTTCCTGGTACTGTCCTGTTGCTTTCTCCTCATACGATTTATAATCTTGGAGGTTAACCTTCTCTTTGATGAATAACGTGCGGTACGTCTCTGCGATCTTTAAACCGAGCTGTTTGAGAACTACTTCGTTACTGCCGGTAATAGCATATCCATTGGCCACATCCTCATTAGACGCACCATCCCCTATTAGCATTACCTCTGCGTTCTGTCTGCCGTGGCCTTGGATCATTTAACTTCTATCTTACGAACTTCGTAGGTCCGCGCCTTAGTTACACGCAGAAGTTCATTGATAAAGGACATAAAATCGTTCCACCTGTATCCGTTAATACGTTGGGTTATTGCATTCTCAATCGCCTCTACCGTCAAATCAGAAAGATTTAATTCGATCTCAATGTTAATGTACATTTTTCTGTTTCACAGACTTTCGGTAATTGTTTGAAATCAATGGGCATAAGATTAAATTACTGGACCCGCCTTTGTAACCCGCAAGCGTTGGGTATGCATACTTGAAAAAGGGAGCAGGTCAATATAGGTATGGTTGTTTCGAATGGTTACGAACTCCTCGCAGTGACCTATATCGCCTCTGTTCATTTCAAGCCGTTTGGCCCCTTTATTTGTATATTCAGGGGAGTCCAGGTTGCTCCTATTGACAGGCGCTTGGATTATCGGTGCAACCCTGCCCAATCGGATCATCACAGAACGGATCGAAGGGGTCGCAGTAGTTACGAGTCGTGCTCATTACGGACAACGTTAGAGCAATTAACATCAATGCGAATAGTTTCATTGATTTTCTCCTACAGGGCCTGTTGCACTACGCTAGAAAGGCAACCCTTTACCTTTCATAGACTTGTACGGCGCGAACTCCTCGATCTTGTTATTCGGTCGATTGTTGTATACTTCCACAGATATGTTTCCATCGAGTCTCTTTCCGATCAATGTATCCGTGTCGATTTCACGATCTTCCGGTGATTTGTTAGCCGCCGCGATGTTATTAACGGCATCTTCGATTTGGCCCAAGATACCATTGGCGAGAGTGCTCATGGTCTTCTTGAACTCTTTACCGTTGAGGTCGTTATCCGGATGGTCAACCAAAGTAAAGACGATATCGTAATTGAATCCCGTCTTTTTTTCGTTTTGACGCATTCCGGAAATCGAAGTAATCTCCAACGATTGCCATCCCGCTTCCAGGACTTTTGATCGTAGTTGATCGCCTTTTGTTACCTTAATTACTGCCATTAGTTTCTCCTTTTAGTTTGGTTTGCTGAACTACTGGTACGCTGTATACGTCTACTAATGTTTCTACCACAGCGTAAAGATAGACCTTCCGGCCGGGCGAGTTTTTTGCTAATTCTTTCGCCCCTTTTATGGCTAATTCTTTTGATGCAAGTGGGAGTAATGCTTGATTACCAACCTCGCGCCCCTCCGCATCCATATAACGTTCCAACACAATCTTATACATTATTTATTCGCCACCTCCTGCGGGGCCGATTTAGCTGCGTACCCCATCATCGTCTCATAAAAGTTCTTACCCGTAATATCGTGCTCCCCATACGGAATAGGAAAAGCCGTACGAGCCAATTCACCCTGAGCGCTAAATTTGAAATTCACTCGCGCACCAGAATCATATTTCATAAATTCAAATACATGATCAAATGAACTAGGCACGTTCTCCGCGAGTTTATCTGTGAGGGAAAGCTGTTCGCCGACGATTACATTATTAGCAAACTTATTGTCATCTCCAGGTGGTTTGCCCCATTTATTAACTATGTGGGCTGTTACGATGATGTTGGGAATACGCAGGGATTTGAGGAAGGCGAGTACTTGGTATGTCCCAGTGGCTTGAAAGCCGTAATCTTCAGGACCAGCCATATTCATTGTGCCGAGTTTCTTTCCCCCGCCGCGCGCTTCGTGAGTCATTGGAATGGCATCGAGAAGGAGATCAATGTTCATCCAGGTAATTGAATCGAGGACGATTGTTTTATACTTGCAAAAACCGCTCTGCGCTTCGGTTAATAGTGTCTCGAAGGCAGTATTTAATTTCTGGTATGTTGCTAAGGCCCCCTGCGTATCTTTCGACTTGCCAGGAACCATCGGAGGGTAATATTCATAATCAATATCCGTCCCCGCGTTCCACGGTACCGCAATTCCGCCGCGAATACGGCCGTCGAGATCGAATACCTTTAATGGCTTAGGAAAGGAATAGGCCGCTACACTTTTCCCCCCGCCGGATCGACCCACGAATAGGCCGAGGAAACGTTGCTCCGGGGTGATATCACGAATGTTAGGCATTATTTTTCCCCCAACACTATATTAATAAAATATTCAGGAGGATTGCTTTTAATTAATTCAGTCATCTCCTGATCCAAGGCATCTAATTCAAAAAATATCTCTTTTAACGGTTCGGCTGTTCGGTGCATTCCTGCGTCGGTCATTGCATTCATAGCTGCACGCGCGGGGTTAATTAGTTTCGCCAATAAGTTCTGGCGTCTATTTAATTTCTCAATTGTAGCTTGTTTATACTCTTCTTGTGTCACAGTTTAATCTGCTCCTCTTCTTTAGCTTCCTTTTCGGATTCTTTAAACAACTGTTCGACTTGCTTCTTAACGGCCCGTCGTTCAACTGCTACACGGGTATTAGAGCAATTGAAACACAGAGGGTGGACCCGCCGCGTATCGTCATTGCTAAGAATAAACTCGCTGCCACAATTAGTGCAACGAGACGCTTTACCTACCACCATCGAACGTACTTGATGATGGGTGCAGTGAGCATCGGCACATTTAAATACCTGCTCCCCGCCGATTATTTTGTCCTTGAATCGGTTAATCTTCCACCTTACATACGTGTGGATATGGTCTAGTGCGGGCATTGTTTGAATCCTCGTTTCTCTCCGTTCAGTCCGTTACGCAAATGCAATTACCACGGCCGCCACTCCTTTTTAATCTGATACAGCATTTGCCCCTTCGTCTCTGCCAATCGTGGCTCCTCACAAAGATCGGTAAACTCGCAATTGTATCCAAATTTACCGGAACAAGCGGACCAATTAGGTTCAGATTCGTCGGATTGCCAGAAGTCGTTGTCGGCTGCATTGGCCTTCATCAACATATCGTATATTTTATCGTATATCTTGATGACGCGCCCGGCCCACCAATCCAGTTCCGGCTTCGTAAATGATATGATTTCGCGGTGATACGTCGTCTCGTCGGCCTTTTTAGTGAAGCGTATGTAATTAATCAATCCCATACGTAGATCTGCTGCCAGAGCGTAGTTACGGAATTGAATAGATTTCTTATAAAGATCAGACTGCCGCAACTGGCTCTTATGATCCACAAAACCAAGTTGCTGTTGGAATAAATAGCCAAGCACGTCGATCTTTCCCTCAAGGATGTATATACGATCCTCGCTTTCAAAAAGCCGATGAGAAAAGCCAAGCTCAACAGATTCAGGGCTGAGCGGCCGGAAGTCGCCATTCGAATAACGATATACATATTCTCTTATCCTCTTTCTTACAAGTTCAATGTCAACAGCTTCGAGAGGGAATGGCTCATGTTTATACGCATCACAATCGCAGGAGGGTACTCCGCAGCCGGATTCCTCAACTCCCTGGAATACTACACTTTGATGTTCTTTAACCGTATGACCACATTCGCAGACAGTTTCGTGGTTGAATGCTAATGCGTGATCAATAGCGTAAGTCTGAGAGGTTCCGTTCGCCAATGCCTTGTAATACAATTCCAAATAGCGATGCGCCAGGACTCCCATGACGATCGGCCGGGACTTGTGTTTCGGTGCGCGGGCTATGGTATAGTTTTTAATATAACCATAATGCCAGATACGCGGACACTCACAGAATGCACTGATTTGTGTAGAGTCGAGTACGAGTGCAATCTTATTACCGGCGGTTTCGATCAAGCGGCCCTCCTCATATAATAAGCGACGTTCTTGGATAATTCAGTTTGCTTTTTGCGCCAAATTATACCTATATTGCCGCGTCCGTACATATTCAATGCAGCCTGCCCTTCCCAGGTCATGTATACGCATTTCCGATTGAATTCAATGTAGCCGCGCTCTAGCAATGAATAGATCGTATTCATCTTGAAAGCAACGACGGTGTGTAGGGGGATGTAATGCCCTGATATGTAACGTAACGTGATGTAGCCATTCGGCGAGAGGGGTTTCACATAGACCTCACAGAATTTCGAAAATTAACCTGCCAATGTAAAGGAGCCTGATTTAATACAATACCGTCTGTTGTTTCCTGGAATCCAAAATCTTCCAATTGTTCCTTGGTTGCTCCTTTCGATACTAACCAATTAACAACAGATTCAACAGGAACGTAACCGTAAACCGTTTCGGTCGGCCGATCATTGTCCTCGCAATAGGCCATTATTTCGATTGGCGGGGCCTCTGTAGGAAAACCGAGTTCTACTTTATTCCACGGGCCAATATAATCTCTGGGAGCACAATAAATTCCCTCACCAGTTTGAATAGATACTCTAAAATCTCCAATCACAAAAGGTTTACGAGTAACATGCTTTGAGGATTTCAATAGGCTTAAATCGAAGCTAAAAGAGTTCATCGCACTCGCTCCCCCGCTATGTGACTAGTGCCGCTACAGACAATCTTGATTTGTTCAATCTGTTGTTCGTAGAACCTCGCCTCGACAATCATCATTAGACAAGCTACGATACAACCGACTGTTAATCCAAGTCCACAATAAATAACGTTAACTGTTTTTTGGTGTGTCATTTGTTTGCTCCTCTGTTTGGGGTATTTCTTTTTGTAATGTACGATAATAAGCAGCAAGCTCTTCTAAATCCTGATAAAACTTGCCAGCAAACTTGGGTGGATCTGTCAAGCGGCCGACCCAATCTGCGTAGAATTTGCCGATTGTTTTCACGTCTGTGATGACTGCCACACTTCGTAGATCACCTGAGCAGGTACGTTAAAGCCGCCATATCCATTATCTTTATACTTCCCGTCGATCACTACGAACATGTGACCTTCTGTGGATACGATGTATTTCCCCTTGAGCTGTACGCGATCGACCCGCCGCGCTTCGTATCCGTATTGCTCTTTTAGTATCTTAAGCGCAATGGGGAAGTACACACCATGAGGTGCCTCCCCTAATAGGTCAATGAAATGCGCCTCCGCCTCATCGTAATCAACCCCCGCTATTAGGGCCACCGCTGTCGGTACACAGAACCGTGTTTTGTTTGGAATTGTCATTGTTAGTACTCCTACAAGTAAGATTAAATTTACCGTTATACCCTTTTGTCCACCGATACGTAGAGCTGTACCCCGTAATAAGGATATTATCCAACTCGACGTCCGGTGTATTTTCCTGACACCACCACCAAGCTGCCATATAGGATGGGAATACGGGAATTGTCAACCTCTAACCTACCTTCCAACGCGGTTCCACCTGCGTTACTGTGAGCTCAATCTTATACGTATTCATGAACTCCTTTCGAATGTGGGGTGGGATATCTTCTTGTGCCTTCCACCAACACAGTGCTTCGGCAAGCTGTCGCTCAATGAACTGCTCAACATCTAATGATGTGTTTGCTTGGTCGTAGTATTCCATTGGCTCCTCTATTCGTCGTACCCCAAATCCTTCCACTCCCGGCGCAATTCCGTAACAGTCATACTGCGCTCCCGTTCTCTGCGCTTCGTGTAGGCGAGTTGATCGAGGCGTGCGCTCAACATCTGTAACTCTAATGGCGTCCACTCACTGACAAGCTCCAGGACGGCCGCGCACTTTTCTTCGACGCTTTGTACGTTAGTTTTATTCTGATTGAGTATGTTATCCATATGTTTCCTTTCTTGTATAGTCATTGTAGGTTATAAACGATTCGCCACCGTCTGCTCCAACAGTTTTCTAAACGACGATTGGTCCTCCTCAATCTTCCAATTGGAATCGAGCGTATAGACCAGATTACCGTACTTCTCGACCAACATATTATGCCACCATTCGTCGAGCGTACCCTTCGCCAATACGTTTTCGACATTGGTCGGCCGATCCTTCAGCGAACGGTCCGGATTGTAAAAACGATACAAGAATTGCATCTCGTCCGCGCCATTCCATTGCCGTTCAAGTTGTAATACATGATCGACGTAACGGAAGTCCATCCCGACGCCACCAGCGAGTTCATTAATGACTAGGACGCGCTTATCATTATACTCAAATTCGCGCATGATCTGGTCTTTGCGGTCGGCCGAATGAGTACCGTCCAGGACCTCGACGCCGTAATCCTTAACTTGGAATTTAATACCGTCACGAACGCCGTGATGATGGATGCCAATAGCAATCTTGGCGTGATCCGATTCCTCCTCGCAAAATTCCCTGACGTAATCGGCCGCCCAATTGACTTTCGCCATTCCCGCAATCTGACGTAGCATCGTAAGTTCACCGATGGATTGGAAGAAGGTTAGATTGGGATTCTTAACCATTTGTGCTTCGAGGGAATCAAGGACGCGGTTATAAGCTTCTTTAAGGTGCTGATCCTCAACCTCGATTACCGTATACATGATGTTGAGCGGCGGGTAATCGGTGTACACGTCCTCTTTTTCACGCCGTAATACGAACGGAGCGATGAGCCGTTTAAACTCTTCGAAGCGCCATGATTTAACACGCGCGTACTGTCCCTTCGCATTAGGTTCGAGCCAGTTGTTTCTAAAAGACGCTAAACTCGGAAACAGCGAAGGGGCGACGATATTGAGCAGCACCCAATACTCATCGGCGCGATTCTTAATAGGCGTACCAGTTAACAAAACGACGCCACATTTCCTGTCCACCTTAATGTGAGCCGCCGCGGATTGCTTAGCTACGGCATAACATTTAGGGCAGTGCGTTGTAGCATGTATCTGTTGAGTAGCTTCTTCACCATTAATACGTACCGTTACCTGTTCATTCCATTTCTCTCCACAGAACATGCAATTGAATGGGACTTCTTTTGTAATATCTGCTTTGTTAATGGACTTGAGGAAAGCGATTAGGGATTGAGAGCGCTTCGAATCGACATTTTTAAACGAGTGCGCCTCATCTACGATGCAGAGTTTGAAGCCGAATGCGAGTAGACGATCGCTCATCCCATTACGAGAGAACGTATCCATCGAGATTACATAAGCGGAAAAGCCGGGCGGGATAAAGGTCTTAGAGCCTATTATGGGGAAAATGCCGAGCGGCAGTGGATCGGTCCATTCCTTATACTCGCGCATCCATTGGCGGAGATTAGCGGAACGGACGATGATTAGACAAGGAGTGCGTTCTTTGTAGCATGATGCTAATGCGAGCAATGCCTGAGGAGTTTTGCCGAGTCGCATCTGATCACCAATGATGCAATTAAATCCGCCCTCATTCCCTTCAGCACCATTAACAATAAAATCGACACCAACTTGCTGATAGGTTCGGGCTTTTTTATCCCTATTGACGGATTCGAGCTTGAGCGGCCGATCCCCCTCAATTTCCTCTGCAAAGGCGTGTCCGCATTTGTATACGTTTAGACGCTCATCACCGATGCGAAGTGTTTCTTTTAGCACAAGTACAGACTCGCAATGAGGACAGGATTGTGTTAGACGTGGCATGTTATGTTATCTCCTATAGTTATGCGCTTACTTAACCTCATACGCTTTAGGCGTCACTTTGCCCATCTTAGCAAATTGTTCATTAACGGATCGTTCCGCCGCTTCCCTTGGTACGCCGACCTTAACGAGAGCTTCTACGCTCTTATCCCAATCGGATAGCTGTTTCTTCTCCGGTCTGGGAGCGGCCGCGATACGTTCCTTCTTTTGCCATTCCTTATAATCATCCGAGCCGAGTGCAGCATTACGCGAGGACGGCCGAGCCTCGACTTCTTTGGATTGGTAGGCTAATAGGAATACCGATGCAGTCGCCTGGATACGCTTGGCATAGATGTACAATTGCTTCATGTCCAATTCATGTAGCCAATAGTCCACCTTGATTGTACCCCCACCCAGTATTTGCTGTACCTGGGATTGTTGTAATTCGATATCCTCTTGTGCCTCATCCGTAACGCCGATCGGCCGCATGAGAAGGATACAAGCATTGGCGTATTGCAGACATGTTGCACAACCAGCCTGGAGTGATTCGCCAATGAGTTTACCGCACTCTTTACAGTTACGCATTTTATCTCCTATATCTATCATTGTCTACCGCGATAAACTGACCGCTCGCCGCTCACGTGATCGCAGCATGGCCGCTTTCATTAGCTCAAGGCGAGCGCGGCACTGTTCCTGTATTGGTGTGAGCGGCCGATCCTCATCGATATTCTCAATCATATCTAATAGCGCGACGACCTCCTCAAAGTGCAACTTGACGAAGTTCGCGTTATTCATTGGCTTGTTATGCATCTGTTCTGGCATCGTATGTTATTTCCTTTTGCATTACACTATTCCAGAGTAGCTCACTTTCGCCTAGTGTTCCCCGTACTTGCTGGCTGCACGTGGGCGACACGCGAGGGATACTCCGGTACACGATGGTAACACGTCTGTGCAGGCGTGTCAAGCTTTTATTTGCCTTCGTTTCAACGAGTTCGCGGTAATCGACCCGCGAGAGTACCCACCCCCTCTTGCTCACTCCCGGCGGCCCTCCGTGAGTACCCCCGCAAAGTGATGAAAACAAAAGGGAAAAAATAAAAAGTTACCTCTAAGATTTCTCTTCTTTTTTATGTTTTCTTTTTTATCTCTCTTCTTTATATATAAAAACTTACGAAGCAACCCACGTTTCGCCGAGGCGTACGGGGTTCTGAAGGGGATACCTACTTTCCGCAAATTGTTGAAAATGCGAAAGTTACGTCGAAGAAACATGCACAGACGTATCGCAGACGTGTCCAAACGTGCGCCAACGTACTCCTCCCGTGCGACAAATAATTGCAAAAATCGATGGCGAATACACGGCGAAAACAGTAATACGCTATTAGGCTCGGCGGACCAACTCCCCGCTATAAAGGACCAACTCCCGGCCCAACTCCCCCTTATATAGTAATAGGCTCTGCGCGAGGCGTAGGGTGTATAGGGAGGGGGTGTATGGCATATATCGCTATTCATATATTGCGCTAATAGTTCATTACGATACGCTAGCCGTCAAGACGCCGGGCAGGTACTAGGGTTCTTTTTTCTCGCAAATTGGTACTTGACACGCGGCTCATCCTTATATATGATGGAAGAGTCAGGCAGTACACTTCAAACCTCGAAAGGATCTTCAAACATGAAATCTCTCAGACTCGTAACCGACGCAGCCACTCCGCAAGGCGAACAGCCGCAGGCACCCAAGCCGATCGACAAGGTGACTACCAAGTCATTTTTCGACCTGGATTCGTTTACCGATTTGACGCTGGTAAAAAACTGGCAGTTCACGCCGGTTAAGGACACAACCGAAGCGCTGGCTCGGCTCGGCAATGACTCATCCAAGTTCCTCAGCATTATTAATGAGGGACTGATGGCGGAGCAGAATCGGCAGGTGCGTGACTCTAATGGCGATTGGAAGCAAAAGGACGATGAGGGCAATCTGACCGATCCGCCGTCCACGTTCACGCCTGTTGACCGCGACGATTATAACGCTCTTGTCCGGCAGTTGGCCATTAGCGTATTCGGCTATACGGTTGGCCGCGATCTCGACGATGCGACGAAGGCGAAAAACAACGCGGCGCGTGAAGCGGCCAAGTCCATGATTAAGTCCACCGAAGTTATCCGCGATGGTCTGAAGAAACAGATGGCCGCGCGGCAGGCGTCAGAGTAATCGCGTATTTTCCTGTTGACAAACCAAACCTCCTATGAGATTATTCTTATAGGAGGCTTTACCTTTTTTATGCTACCTAAAATGCAATCGGCGGAGATTACACACATTTGTCTTTTCTCGGAAGAGGGAGTCATCGAACGTATGGACGCGCAGAAGGATGCATTCGAATTGGACATCCCTGCGCTTGTTGCACGTCATCCCGATTTTGTTTTCTTTTCGCTGTACGCAGGAGAGCGTATTCTTTTTACAGCGTATTTACGTTAGTACTTTTGGCATAGTACTTTCGGTACGGGTATACCCCAGTACTAAGGTACTATGCCATTACGGGCGGCGCCTTACCTACAATAGATCCCTGAAAAAATTCCCAACGCAAAAAGTCGCGCAAAAAAAAAAATGAAAATAAAAAATAGGAAACGCCCCTACGGTTTGTCGCGTAAGGAGATGCCGTATTATGAGGATATCGTTAGCGGCCGGAAGCCGATAGAGACGGCGCGGCGGCTCGGCGTTACGTTGGAAGAAGTGCAGGATCGCATTATGTCAATTGAAAGGAAAGTAAACGATTGGCAACGTCGGAGAACCCTAAGGGACCAGCAACTGCGGGAAACAACTATTCGCTAGGAATCCTAATACAAACCCTCACCCCCGCCGAACATCGTGTCTATCTGCAACTGTTAACGTCGCGGTCTATGACGAATATAGCGGAAGAATTCCACTTATCCGTCAAGACAATAGACACCCATTGCACCAATATACTGCATAAATTACGTGTGCGTAACAGGTACGCGTTAATTATTCAGCATTACGAATCCCTGATTGACATTATCAAAAAACCAAATTCACTGTCACAATAGATAAATACCTGAGCCAAGTAGCGAGCTAAGAATATTCTGATATTGCTACTTTGTTGATTACAGGGCAAATAAAGTTGTTGACAGTCGGCCCGGCCCGTGGTAGCGTGGACGTGACAGCGCGAGTAGTGTACCCCGATAAGGAGGTATTAATGAAGTAAATATATAAAACAGCGCTTGGGAATCTGAAGTAGTTTGTTAAGTTCGTTGATAGCGTAGACGCAAATCTCATTGAAAGGAATCCGGCGGAGGGTAACTTTACTGTGAAAAGCTACGAATACGCTATCAACCGATTAAACAATTCTCCCTTACATCGTTTCTTAGCGAGTCGCTCTAATGAGAATGAATCCTCTAATAATGGAACCGGCCCCGCCGGAACCGATAACACCGGAAGTAATACAACCGCTTCAGCCCAATACCGACGCAGCCTTGGAGTCTGTGGGTCTATTAGGCCCGCCGAAGGATCTAAAGAGTAAGTTAAAAGCTAACTATTTAGATACCGATTCTTTATTTCAATCGCTCAGCGGAATGGTTCATGGGTCTGGATCGGAAGCGATTCGCCTGTCGGCTATTAAGACAGCGCTTGAGTTGAACCCCGAAACGCGCGGGGCCGAGAAACAAAAGGAACTGCCGATTATTAATATTGTGATCAACGGTTCCCGTGACTTTAAAGTAAATCCTATTCTTATTCCTCGTGAGGTGGCCCTTGAGCAGTGAGTCAGCAAAAGAAACGTCCTTAGAATCCGTCCTAGGTAATCCTACTAAGGGTTTCCTAGAAAATCTTTATGAGATGCAATATCGTCAGGGAATGAATCCTCATCCTATGACGAAGAAATTTCATATGGTGCATACAGGAACATTTCAAGAACGTCTGCGAGCCGCCATTTCCCGAGGTCGTCGCCATTGTGAGATTACTGGATTACGGTTTATCAGCGTCCGGCCGTTCCTCAGTGATCTCACGATGGACGAGAAACATCACGTTAATCCAGGGGAGGAAATAAGTCAATGATACCCAATATGCCAACCGGCGGTGATCCTACACAGCCAGTTAAATTAGATCCCTCCTCATTTGATCCGCGCAATCCGATGCAGCCTGTCGCTGTAACGGATCAAACCTACCTTGACGCAACCTTCCATAATTTTACCCGCACGTTAATTAATGGGCGAATCGTAAAGAACGCGACAGACGCCTATTGGTATTCTCAACCTCCCGAAGTTCAACAGCTTTACTTCCTGCATAGTGAATACGAGCGGTATAACCTTGCCTATAAACTTGCAGGCGAGGGTTATAAGATTGACGTTCCCATCATGGTGTGGGGGTACGATCCTTTAGCCACGATGGTATTACGCCAGAATCAAGGACTCAGTTGGGTACCTTCTGCTAATATGGTTCCCTTCTCCGGCGTGCCTGGTGTACCGGATTCCGCTCCCTATAAGCCAGGGGACCCGATGCCTTCTATGGGCATTCCCGTAACGACGGATTGGGCGGCCGGTCTGGAGAAAACAGATGTCTGGCTTTACGATCAGGTTACTGGGGAGCGGAAGTTATGAACTTTTATCTCCTCGATTGTAATTGTGGTCATCCAATGCATCGAAAATATTATATATCATGGATGGCAGGTGTAAGAGTTTTTAGCAGTAAATCGTGAGCTTATGTGGTTCTCGAAGAAAGACAGACAAACCCTCGAAAGGATAGCTATGGACATTAGTATTTTGAAAGAAGCATGGAGTGGATTTGCGACGAACTTCGGTACGTTTGCAACAGATTTCCAAAAATTCACCGGTGATTTCGCCAAGTTTATGACAACGGTGCAGACCACCAATCCGAATGATCAGGTGGAAGTGGATAACATCGTTGCCGGATTGCGTGGATTTGGTAATCAGGTAGCTGGTTTCGACGCCAGTATTAAAGATATCGACGCGAAGATAAATCCCCCGGCCGCCCAGGCACAGGGATAACAAACCCCATCGAGGGAGGGGTTCGCGTTCGTCTGTAATCGCCACAACACGATTCGTATTCGGACCGGCGGACCCCTTAAACTTTTGTATCATATGAACATACATTTAGGATCTATTGTACATTATGTGCAAACCGATCCTAAGAATACCAATCACATTGTAGCTCAGGTTGTAAAAATTACATCAGATACGGTTGTTGATTTAATTTTATTATACGACGGTTCGAAGTTGATCCCGGTCGGACAGTCCTTGGTTCAGGGTATAAAAAGAGATTTGAGCTGGGGATTAGGTACATGGCACCGGCCGGAAGATGGTTGTCAAGGGCATAGAGTTTGTCCTTTTTAACGTGACTGATTTAATTAATCGTATAACATTGGCCATTATACGACAAGAAGGGATGGCAACAGACTATTCTAATCCCGGTAATCTAAGAAATGCTCCGTGGCTAGTCCGGCCGGTCATCGTCAACGGATTCTGGAAGCCGCAATCCCGTGCAGAAGGAATAGCGGGAGTCGCTCATGTAGTTGCTCTTCGTATTGCTATGCGACAGTCGCTGCGACAATTGATAAACGCATGGGCTCCTGTAATAGACAAAAATAACACTGAAGTATATATAAAGAACGTGAAGCAATGGGCGCAGATTCCTGATGAAAACGTACCTTTACTAAATTATATTGTGGAGAGTGTTCAATGAGCGTTGCTAAAGCGGTTACAGAATCAATGAATAAAATGCGATCCCCCGGCAAGGTAACAGGGTGCCGTGTTGAGAAAGCCGCGAATGGCGGTTATTCAGTTAAAAATGAACACGAACATTATATGGAAAATAACAAACCATTCGTATATACAAGTCATGAAGAAGTAGCCAAACACCTGAAGAAACATCTCAAATGAACATCCGCGACATTATTGCAAATTTATTCGCTCGCCATGCATTGCAGCAGGCGGCGGCTCAGGGGGCACCTCAACAGCAATCTATTCCTATGCAGCAGGGTAATTCATTCACTCAAATACAAATGGCACAAATGGCTGAGCAGCAAGCGGCCGAGGAACGAAAGCGTCGATTGCAGGAGCTGTTTGCAAAAGGATTGTTTACAGGACCGGTGCAAAGATGAATCGTGCAGATGTAATACGTAAAGCAACTGTTAAACATGCTTCTAATGGGAAGAACTGGATTGCAGGAGCTATTAAACATCCTGGTTCATTCTCCAAAGCAGCGAAAAAAGCAGGTAAATCAACGGCGGCATTCGCTTCTGAACATGCTCACGATTCGGGTACATTAGGTCGGCGGGCGAGACTTGCACAGACACTTGCAAAATTAAGGAAACGTAAATGAAACGTAACGTTGCATTCCTTCTATTGATTCCCTTAGCGGCGGCTCTCGGCGCGACGGTTGTTAAACTTTCCCAAATTCGCGGGGATAAAGTTGCCTCAATCTTAGTGTCAATGCCAGATGGAACCATTAAACAATCCAATGTAATGTCGGGTATCTCTGTTGATCCTACGACAGGAAATATTATCGTTGCGGCTCAGCAGACTACCGTGTCAAGCCCACCGACCGTTTCTATCTTTAACGTTACGTCAACTACACCGAATTCCTTCACTATTCCGGCCGGTAAGACACAGTGCATCGTAACAGACGCAATAGTACTCAGTTCTAAAGATGACTATACGGTGGTAAATAACAATGTTATATTCAACACTCCGGCTGTCCCTGGTGATATTGTTCAGTTGTTCTGTTTCTAGAGCGGAAACACGCCCGCGAATAGAACAAATTCCTTCGCAAATTAGGTTCGATGATAACGGCGGGGCCGGGACAAAAATAAGTTATAACCGATTAAGTTGTGTTGCAACTGGCTTGGGCAATGAATGTATTATAAAACGTATAAAGAAAAATAACACGGTTTGTACATATAATAGTTATAGAACATCCGGTCAGTGGGAGCCAATTAAACCGCCAGTTCCAGTTGAGTTTTGTTATTCGCAAGAACAATTAAAAGCACTTCTATCCTTCCCCGAATGGGTTGAGTGGTGGATTTTGCAATAGACACGTGTGAATGATTATCGTTTAGAAGTTTCTTTTAGAAATCTTCAGCAAGAGGATTTCTACTTTGCTCGCAACCGCCGTCAAATATTTTCTGGTGGATTTAACAACGGGAAATCTTACAGCGGTTGCCTTAAAGCTTTTACTCTTCTCTCTACCTTTCCTAATTACCGCATCGCAATATGTCGTCAAGTTCGTGCAGACTTGATGAAGACGACATATCAAACCTTCTTTAAAATCTGTCCGCGTGATTTCGTAGAACGTAATAACGAACAAGAGGGCTTAACAGTCCTTAAGAACGGCAGTACGATCTACTGGATGCACCTCGATAAAGTTGACGAGTCCACGCTTCGTGGCTTGGAAGTTAATAGCGTTCTCGTCGATCAGGCTGAAGAAATCGAGGAAAAAGTCTTTGATATTCTGGATGCACGTATTGGACGCTGGGATAACGCAATTGTACCGGAGGATTTGATTACCGCTGATTGGCCTAAGAATCCGGCCGGTTTCTATATCGCCCCATCGTATCACATGCTGTTGTGCAATCCGGACACACAGTTCCACTTTATTTATAGGAAATTTCATCCTGATTCATTAGAACGAGATGAGAAAGCATTCTGGACCGAAGGCGAATGGGATGCTGGTTTAGGATCGGCCGAAGCCTATCAGGATGCGTTAAAACACGATCAAGAGTGGGTTGATAAATTTGTTCGCGGTAAATGGGGTATAAGTGCCGCCGCGATTCATATAGTGGACCAGGATTCGCTATTAGAATGGACTCCTGAACTGGATGAACTTATACATAGGAAAGGTAATCTCTGTAGGATATTAGATCATGGTGATGCGTCTCCTACTTGTTGTTTGTGGGTTGCTGCTTTGGCAGGAGTATACATATTTTATAGGGAATATTATTCCGCGGGTCAGGTTATATCTGTCCACCGACAAGCAATCGCTGATCTGTCTATTGGAGAACAATACTCGGCAAATTACGCTGATCCCGCTATATTCAAGAAACAATCCCAAAAGGATGGCGGGTTTTGGAGTGTGTCTGACGAGTATTTATCAAGAGATATTGACGGCCCGCCGTTAGCTTGGATTCCGGCCGATAATAACGAATATGCGACACGAAATCGCCTTAACGAATTACTCAAGAAGCGTGAAGGAATTAAGCATCCACACACGAACGCAGATCCCGCGCCAAGAATATACTTTATTAAGCAGTCAAAAACATATCCATTTGGGTGCTTCCATACGATCAAAGAGCTTGGTAGTCAGCGCCGGAAAATTCTTGGATACTTTGACGGAAAAGCAATCTATGACGATGCGAGAGAAGAAAGCGTAGCTGATCACGCTTATGATTGTGTTCGTTATTATATAGCAATGCACGGTAATCCGCAGCGTGAAGCTCCAAGAAAGCCTCCTAAAATGTCGTTCAAATTTTATAAAATGTTGGCGGCCCGAAAGCGAAACGCAGTGGTGGCTGCATCTGTCGATTGACGCATTAAAACCTATGCCTTTAGATCCTCTTACTGCTGCTTTAAACGCCCTGGCCTCATTTAATCAATTTTTATGTACAACGGCTGGGCAGGAATTCGCGAAGATTAACAATGATCTTATCAAGGATATCCTCGGTAAGATAATGAA